GGACGAGAACCGGGTAGAGAAGGCGACCGCCTTCCTCGCGCACGCCGCACAGGTGTTCGACTCCGAATCGACCCGGTACGGCGCGAACCTGTGGGTCGCCGCCAACGCCGCCACGAACGCGATTCAGCACCTTCGCGCCGGGTGGTCGGTGCGGACGAAGGACGCGCAGACGCGGGCCTACGCGGCGTGGGACGGCAGCACCGCCGATGCCACGCAGGAAGCCTTCCGCGCCGCAATGGCGATGGCCTGACGAAATGTGGGGGCGATGCGACCGCCCCACTTGCAACCCCGCCGAAGCGGGGGTATGATGAACCCGGCGCACTACGCGCCAACCGTGCCGCCCGGATGGCAGCAAAGGAGACACCATGAACCGCAGCGAATCAATCGCAAGCCTCGCCGCCGCTTTGGCGAAGGCCAACTTGGAACTGTCGAACCCCGGCTTCGACAAGAAGAACTCGCACTTCAACAACGGCTACGCATCGCTTGCCGCCGTGCTGAACGCAATCCGGCAACCGCTTGCCAAGCAGGGGTTGTCGCTGATTCAGACGATCAGCACCGAGCCGGGAAGCGTCACCATCACCACGAGCCTGATCCACGCATCGGGGGAGTGGCTTGCGGCGGATGTTTCGGTGGCGGTCGCGCCCAACGCGAACGCGCAGGCGGTGGGCAGCGCCACGACATACATGAGGCGCTACAGCGCCCTGTCGATGTGCGGCATCGCCGGGGACGATGACGATGCCGAGGAGGATCGCCGCGACCGCGAGGAGCGCAGGCCGATGGCAGCGCCGACCAAGCGTTCTGCCCCTACCCCCCCTCCTCCGGTCAAGCCCAACGGCAATCAGCCGGGGAACCCGCTTGACAAGTTCCCGGATGACTTCGACGGCGAGGTGACGGTGAAGCGCGTGACGAAGCGAGACACCGCATGGGCCGTTCAGGTCGAACACGCCGAGTACGGCAGCGCGTGGGTAAAGACGAATGTTGAGGACTACGCGAACGCCCTGTCCGATGCCGTGGGGCAGGCGCGGGTCTTGGGGCTGTTCCGGAACGGGCCTGCGCTTGAACTCACCCACATCAAGAACCCCAAGCCTGCGCCGACCGCGCAGAAGGAGGAAGCCGATGCACTCCCCTTCTAACCTGTTCGACCGCGCCGAAGCCGAGCGCCGGAAGGAGTCGGGCATGGCCCGCGCACGCACCGCCCGATCCGGCATCCTCGCCATCGCGCAGCGCATCGCCGCGCAAATCTGCGACGAGTACGGCACCGTGACTTCCGACGATGTGGCGATGCGGATGGAGAAGATCGGCTTGACCTACTCAGGGTTGGGCAACGCAAGCGGAAGCGTGTTCCGCAACGGGTTTGAGTGGACGGGGCAAGTCACCAAGTCGAAGCGCCCATCGACGCATGGCCGGATGATCCGGGTTTGGAGGAAGGCATGAGTTTGTACGCAATCACGAGCGAGATGCAAGCGATCCTTGATGCGATGCTTGACGGCGGGGCCGACAGCCCCGAAGCGATGGCGGCATTGGACGAGGCGCTGACCGACTTGGATGGCGCGCTTGAGCAGAAGGCCGAGTCCTACGCGGGCCTGATCCGCGAGTTGGAGATGCGTTCGCAGATGCGGACGGAGGAAATGAAGCGCATCCGTGCGCTTGCGGACGCGGACGCGACCCTTGCCGAACGCCTGAAGGAACGGTTGCGGGACGCGATGACCGCCACGGGCAAGACCCGGATCGAAACCGCACGGTTCAAGTTGTCGGTGGTCGGCAACGGTGGGCGGCAACCCCTGTCGATTGCCGACCCGGACGCGCTGCCGGAGGCGTACACGCGCACGATCAGGGAGCCGGACACGAACGCGATCCGCGCCGCTTTGGATGGTGGCGTGCCCGTCCCCGGGTGTACGCTGCTCCCAAGAGGGTCGCGCTTGTCGATCAAGTAGCACCCCACAATCCATCCTGCATGGCCCGTATGGGCCGTGTCTCCCCCCCTAGTCAGGCCCGCAGGACGCGGTAGCCCGCTAGGGGGTTTTCTTTGCACCCAAGCCCATCGGGGCTACAATCCACCCATGCAACTTGCCATCGCCAAGCCGCAGGATGTACGCGGCGCGATCCTGACCGCGCTAGAGGCGCAGGGTCGCTCCCGGTATGCCTTCGCCAAGACCATCGCGGATCGCGGGATCGTGCAGATGCACACCGTCGATTCCATCCTCGCACCGCCCGAAGCGGCGACCGCGACCACGCCCACCCTGTCCACGGCAATCCGCCTGCTGCACGAAGCCGGGTACGACCTGATCGCCGTTCGGAGGAACGCATGACCACGCTCAAGATGACCGTCGAAGATGTCCCCGTCGAAGAACTGCACTTCGACCCCGCCAATGTCCGAAAGCACCCGGAGGAGAACTTGGCGCAAATACGCGCAAGCCTCGCACGCTTTGGGCAGCAGAAGCCCATCGTCGTGGGGCAGGGGAATGTGGTCATCGCCGGAAACGGCTTCCTGACCGCCGCCAAGAGCCTCGGGTGGCGCACCGTCAAGGTGGTGCGAACCAACCTTGCAGGCAGCGAAGCGACCGCCTACGCCATCGCGGACAACCGAACCGCCGAACTCGCGGAATGGGACGAAGCCGCGTTGCAGCAGCAACTTGCCGCCATCGCCATTGATGACGAAGAATTGCTAGCCGCGACCGGGTTTGACGAGAAGGAACTCGCCAAGTTGTCCGCGCAAATTGCGCCGGAAATCAACGAGGACGAGGTTCCTGAACCCCCCGCCGAACCCATCACCCAACCCGGCGACCTATGGTTGCTCGGAAAGCATCGCCTGCTCTGCGGGGACAGCACCAAGGCCGAAAATGTCAATCGACTCATGGACGGGGAAAAGGCTGATTTGTGCTTCACTTCGCCGCCTTATGCGCTTGGCAAATCGGTTGCGTTGAGGGGAAATACGGCGATGGCAAGCAAGCAGCGCGTGTACGACAAGCACGATGACAACCCGGACGAATGGGCGCAACTCATGGATGGATGGTGGGATGCGTCATTTCAAGCCGTGTCAAACGCATGGATGGTCAATGTGCAACCACTTGCAGGAAATAAGCGCGATTTGATGCGATGGATCAATTCGCGGGTGGATCGGCTCATCGACATTGTGACATGGGATAAAGGACACGCTGCCCCCCAAATGGCCCCCGGTGTGTTGGCATCCCGATATGAATGGATCATCGGCTTTGGAAAGCCGGAAGCATCCCGTGCGTTCCCATTGTCATCGTGGCGCGGAACGCTGCAATCGGTGTACGAAGCGCCCCCACAGCGCGACAATGAGTTTGCCGACATCCACGCCGCGACCATGCCCGTTCATGTTCCGGCATGGATCATGGGGACATTGTGCGATCAAGCGAAATCTGTGTATGAACCGTTCTGTGGTACAGGCACTACCCTGATCGCCGCCGAACAACTTGGCCGAACTTGCTACGGCATGGAGATCAGCCCCGCTTACTGCGATGTCATCGTCAAGCGGTGGGAAACCTTGACCGGGCAGAAAGCCGAACGCAAGGTGTAAGATGCCGCAGGAGGGCACCATGCAGCAACCGAACCCATACGCGGGGAAAGGGGATTCTGCCGATGCGCCGCGCCTGTGGATGCGTGCCGTGCGCGAGGGATGGCAAATTCCCCCCGCTGCCCGCCGCGCCGCCATTGCCCGCGCCGCGCAGATCATCGGTGACCCGAACTCCACCCGGCGCGAAATTACGCGGGCAACGCAGACCCTTGCCGTGCTAGAGCGATTGGCGATGGACGCGGCCATCCACGAGGATCGCATGACCCGCCTTGACGCAGGGACGGCGACCGACCGCGTAGAACTGCTTGAAGGCATCTCGGATTCCCAACTGCTTGCCGTGGCCCGCGTCCTAGCCCCGCCATGCCCGACCAAGCCCGAAGCCCCGAAGCGCAAGCGAAAGTGACCCCGGAGCAGGCGGTACAGGCCGCACGGGAGAACCCCGCCGCCTTCCTCGGCCTGTGCATCGGAAAGCCCGTGAGCGGCTTGCAGCGGGAGATGCTGCACCATGCGCTCGTACACCGGGAGTGGTACGCGGAAATCCCCCGTGGGCACGCCAAGACAAGCACCTACGCCTACCTTGCGGCGTGGTGGCTCGGAATCCGCCCGGATGCCCGGTTCAAGATCGTTTCACAGAACGATGAAACGGCATCGGCTACCTCGCGTTTCATCCGCGACATCATCCGCAGCCCCGCCTACCGCGCCTGTTTCCCCGCCGTCACCCTAAAGCCGGGTGAAGACACCGTAACCGCATGGAGCGTCTTAGCGCCCGGGCTAGGCCCACGGCGCGACCCCTCGGTGCAGGCTTCCGGCGTGTTTGGGCGCACGGGTGGACGCGCCGATGTGATTTGGTTCGATGACCTGTGCGACCTACGCAACTCCGTGCTGCAACCCGCCCTGCGTGAGCAAGTCAAGGAAGCCGTGTCGAATGTGTGGCTCCCGATGCTTGACCCATCCGGGCCGCACCCCTCTCGCGTATGGCGCAGCGCGACCCCCTTCCATGTCGATGACCTGACCGCAGATTGGCGGAAGGAATGCGAGGAATCCGGAACGCTCCTGCGCCGCCCATGCTCGGGGACAAGCAGCCCGTGGCCGGAAGTGTTCACGGCGGAAATCCTCGCAGCCCGCCGCAAGGCGATGGGGCCGATGGGGTACGCCCGCGCCTACGAACTCGTCCCCCTCTCCTCCGACCTGTTGGTGTTCCGCCCGGAGTGGTTGGGGTACTACAGGGCTAGCGAACTTCCGAAGGTGACGCGCACCATTGCCGCGCTTGATTGGGGCTACGGCAAGAAGGCGCAGGAGCGCGACGATCCCGACTACTCGGTATGCCTAGTGGGTGAAGTAGATAGTTCCCGCCGCCTGTACCTCACCGACATTTTGCGCGTGCGCGAGGCGTTCCCCGTGTTCGCAAAGCAGGCCGCAGCCCTGCTAGCACGCCGGGGAGTGTCCGTGGTCTTGGCCGAAGCGAACGGGCCACAGAAGGGCATCTTCGACCAATTCCGCGAGATGACTTCGCAGCCGATGGTGTCCGTGGAGCGCACCACGGACAAGCACCTACGCGCAGCGGGGGCGCAGCCGTTCGTTGAGCAGGGGCGACTCCTGTTCCCGACCGACGATGCCGGGAAGATTCTCCCCGCCTTCCAAGCCGTCACGGATGAACTCCTCGCCTTCCCCGCAGGCTCCCACGATGACACGGTGGACGCGGTGGTAGACCTGTGCGGCGAGGCGGTGCGTGGCACGCTCACGCGGGACGAGAAGGCCGCGAAGCGCATCGAACGCCCGGATGCCATCGGCAGGATGTTCGATCAGCGCAGCCCCAAGCGCCCGTTCTTCGCTTGATCCTTGCCCGTGCAATGTGCATCGGTACGATTGGAGCATCGGCAGAAAGGCCACAATGGACAAGAGCGAAACTTACAAGGCCATTGCTTCCCGGCTTGGCATGGCGGCGAAGTTTGAACTGACTTGGGGAACGGTCAAGGCGCGATACGAAGAACTGCGCCGCAAGCCGGGGGGCGAGCGCGGCGATATTGGTTGGCTTCGTGATATTCGGGACATGATGAACGACCCGAGCAGCACGCCTGAGCAAGTGATGAAGGAAATGGATCATCTCGTGGAGGCAAGAGGGTTTGCCCGCCCCGGCGCGAAGTCTCGTCACGCCGTCCGCGAAGGCGACAAGGTGAGCGCGTCCGACGATGCCGTGTCCCGCAAGATCCGCAAGTTGATGGACGAGGGCAAGCCGCAGAAGCAGGCGGTAGCCATCGCCCTTGACCTTGAGCGCCGGGGTGAACTGTGACCCAACTTCCGCAGCCGGGATCGAACCCGATGGCGAACGGCGTGCCCCCCGAGAAGCGGGTACGCAAGCCCCTGCCCGCGCCCGTTGAGCGCGGCATCACGCACCCTCTTGCTACCCCGGTGGAGGTGCAGCGGTCTTTCTTCACGACCGCCGACAAGTTGCTGCGGAACAGCAGCCTCGCCTACCGCCTGAACCCGCAGTATCAGATGATGATGCGGGCGGATGCGGACATCGAAGGTGTCCTGCGATCCCTGCAAGTCACGCTTGCAAGCCTTGAGTGGGCCATCGTCCCGGAGGATGACGAGAACGAACGCCTTGTCGCGCTTGCCGAACGCATCAGCAAGATTTTCGACGCGATGCCCCGGCGCAGCGATTTCGTTCGTTCAATGCATGAGGCGGTGTGGTACGGCAATTCCGCCGCCAATCTCGTCTACGCCAAGCATCCCGACCTCGGCATTTCGGTGAAGGAGTGGTATCCCTTCCACCCCGACACCATCGCTTACGATCAGCGCGGAAACCTTGCGATGAAGGTGGGAGCCGCGTACAGCGCGGACGGCCCATCCTCGCAGAACATCGGCTTCGATGCACGCGTCCACATCTTCGATGAGCAGGAGCGCCGCGCCATCGTCCTGCATCGGGTGTTCGTAAACGCGCCCGACTTCAACGACCCCAACAGCACGGAAAGCCTCTACCGGGGCGTGGGCGCACGCGATGTCTGTTGGTTCATGTGGCTTGCCAAGCAGGAGATCCTGCAAGACGCGATCACCTACGCGGAGCGGTACGCGATGGGCATTCGCGTGGGCTACTACCCGCTTGGGCAGGACGCAGGGCGCTCCATGATGGAGAATGTCCTAGCCAACCTCACCAACGACAACAGCGTTCTGCTGCCGCAGTCGGGCACGGAGAAGATCTACGACATCGACATCAAGGAGCCGAACGCGGGCCGCGCACAGGTGTTCATGGAGTTGGTCAATTGGTTCAGCGGCAAGATCAAGGAAGCGATCCTCGGACAGTCGCTTTCCTCGGAGGCCGCTTCGACCGGGCTAGGCTCGGGTGTCGCAAATCTGCACGCCGACACGCTCTCGCGCATCATCCGCTACCACGCCGATGCGCTTGCCGACAGCCTGACCACGGACTTCGTGCGGGTGGTCGCCAAGATGCTCGGCGCGACCGACTCGGAAGTGAACGCGCTGCGCTTCAACTTTGCCCCGGAGCGCCCCGACCCGAAGGAGCGCTTGGAGGCGGTGGAGAAGTTTGTGGCGATGGGTGGCCGGGTGTCGGAGCGCGAAGTGCGCGACCTCCTCGGCCTGTCGGAGCCGAAGGAGGATGAGCCCATCCTCGGCACGGCGGCGCAGGGCAACCCCCTTGATGCCATCCTCGGCAACGGCACGGCAGCGCAGGAAGGCACGCCGCCCGACCCGAACGCGCCCGTCACCTTCACGATGAAGCGTTGGCTGTAGCCGATGGGCGACAGGCGGAAATCGCTTGGCGACCTCGTACGCGCCGTCTACGCGGACGGTGCAGCCGCCTACCGCGCCGCCATCGCTGAACAGGTGCGCGGCAAGGGGGGCGTACGGCAATGGGATGCGTGGGAAGCGGATACCGCCGCCCTGCTCCTCATCTCGTGGGCGGCAGGAGCGCATCAAAGCCTCTACACGGCGGGGATCAAGGTGCCGAAGCCCGCCGTGCCCGCCCGGTTCGCCGCCGACGATGCGCTGTCGAAGGCGGTCATGCGCTTCGACCCCGGCCCCGCCCGCGAAGCCGTGGAGCGGTTCATCAACCTCCTCCCCATCACCCGCGCCCGGTGGGACATCCTCATCGACCGTGCGTTCGATGCCGCAAGCGAACTCCGCAAGGACGAAGCCGCGACAGGGCTAACGAAGTTGCTTGACCGCAGCCCGAAGTTGGCCGCGCTGATCTACCCCGCGCTGTCGGGGCGACCGCCGCGTTCGGTGCCGGGGCAGGCAGAGAAGGCGCTGCCCGAAGGCGTGAAGCGCGTCCGTACCCCCGGCGTGCAGGCGGTGGCGCAGGGCGCGTTCTTCGTCACGGGGATGACGGCGGAACAGGCGAAGGCAACCCAAGACCTCTTGGCGAAGGTAATTCGGCAGGAGGAATCGGTATCGGTCGCCGGGAAGAAACTCAAGACCATCGGCGTAGGCGACTTCATCGAACAGGCCACGCTCGCCACAGGAACCGATTTGACGGCGGCGCGGCTTGAAACGGTCTACCGGACGAACCTGAACCGCGCAGCCTCGCAGGGGCAATTGGACATCGTGCGGGAGCCGACCGTGCGGAAGTTCGTGCCGCTGATGCAATTCAGCGCGACGAAGGACAACCGCACGCGAGACACGCATCGGGCGATGGACGGCTATGTGGCGACCGTCGAACAGATCGACGCGCAGGGAATAAATACCCCTTTGGGCTTCGCGTGCCGTTGTGGATGGAAGCCCGTCCCGGTTGCAAAGGCACAGGCGAACGGGTGGGTGGACGATGAAGGCGTGCCCAACTTCAAGGCGATTGAGCGGCACAACGGGCGGCGTCAGGGATTGATCGACACGGGCAAGGTGCCCGATCCGGGTTTCGTTTCCGGCTAACACTTGAACGCGCAAGGAGCGTTACTACGATGCAGGACATGAGCGACCTACGGAAGTCAATTGCGGAGCGTCTTGGCAGCGCGGCGAAGTCGGAGCGCCCCGGCGCGAAGGCGAAGATGGCTACCTCATACGAGTCCGTCAATCAACTATACGACCGAGTCATGCCGAGCATCATTGAGATGAATCAGTTTGTCTCGTTGAGTATTCCTAGTGTCCAAAGCAGTCTGAAGGAAACAGCGACAGCCGCCAAAAGAGCGGCTGCGTTTGGGGAGAAGATTCTAAAGGATCGCGTGGCAAGTCCCGAGATGCTTCGTGAACTTGATCGGTTGGTTTCGGTGGTGAAGGCTCAGTACGGATATCGCATCACGCAGCGCGGAGCATCGTTCTCCCGCCCCGGCGCGAAGGCGAAGATGGCTACCGAAGTTGGCCGCAAGGGAAACAAAGCGGCGATGATTTCCCGCGATCCAAACGGGGGATGGAGGGCGTGGGTGGTGCAGCGCGGATCAACGGGCATTGACCAATACGAAGATCTCATCGGGACAATGCGTTCGTATGCAACCGAAGAAAAGGCCAAGCGTGCCGTAATTGCCGCTCTTGATACGAGCGGCTTCTCCCGCCCCGGCGCGAAGGCGAAGTTTTCCATGCAGTTTGAAGTCGGCAAGACTTACGAACACAGTTTCGCTAATGACTCGGATTCCCGCGTTATGTGGAAAGTCATGGCAAGATCGGGTTCGATGCTGACGATCAAGCAAGTCGCATCGGGCTATCGCGTCAAGACCAACGATCCTTCGGATTACCGACATGGTGTGTCTGCCGTGAATGGTGAAACCAAGCGCGTGAAGATTCACAGCGATGAGCGCGGAGAATATGTGTATCCGATGGGGCGTTACAGCATGGCTCCAAGCATCCGCGCTACCGATATTGCACGAGGCTTCTCCCGCCCCGGCGCGAAGGCGAAGATGGCGAAGTGGGAATCGACCCTGACCAAGAAGGACGGTAAGCCGATGGAGGAATTCACGGCGACCATCCACGGTGAACAGTTCAAGATTGAAGTGAAGGAACAGGCAGGGAAGCCCGTTGCCACGCTTTACATTTTCTATGAATCTCGCGGGTTCCGCCCAATGGGGCAGGGCACTTTGCAGGCGATGATGAATAAGGCGCAGCGGTACGCCGAGCAGGAAGCCAAAGATGTAGACGCAATCGGTCGAAGTGTGGGGTTTTGGTCATCCCGCCCCGGCGCGAAGGGGTCTAGCAAGGCGAAGGCGTAATTCCGAAGGCAGGAAACACAATGGCAGAAGCACAGATCATCACCGTTCAGAGGCAGTACGGGAACGTCACCCTCCCGACC